TTGTGACTGTCGAATCTTCGGCGGTTATATTACCGGGTGTGTTCCATGCAGTACCTCCAGTATTAACCGACGCTCCCGCACCGACAAGGGTAAAACCTGTTTCTTGCGGAGTGCCGCTGGCAGCTGCTGCCGCCATCATCATCCCCGGAAACATCCCCGGCAGGAAGCTAGCCTTCTGAATAGGCGCAGACCGGATGAACGCTGGTTTGGTAGGCAGCCAGATTTTCGGCGGAAGATCCATGCTCATACCGGACTCCCGTCAACCGCGGTCACAATGAACTGGCCAGCAGCGCGGCAGTAAATCGTGAGCAGATAGCCCTTCGTCGTCGTGATGTCATCGAGCGTCGGAGGCTCGCCGCCATACTCACTGCCGAAGGTCAACTCATCTGGACCGCCATCGCTTATGACGTAAACTGTTCGGAACGTGCCAGGTATTTCATTAGTAGGATTATCAAGAATACGATTAGTAGTAATGATAAGAGAGAAATTAAATCCTGTAGACCAATTTAATGCAACAGTAGCGGCATCTGTTAATGGTACAAGAGCATTTGCATCAATAAGAAGTGCAGCATTTAATAATTGAGCATCAGATGCAGTAAGTGCAGCACCAGTACGAATATCAGAAACACTAGCTATGTCACTTACATGAATAAATCTAACCCATGAACTCCATGACCCAGAATTTTTAGAACGTGTCCAGATTCTTGAAGAGTTATGTTCTAAGTATATTTGTCTTGCAGAATTAACGTTCCATACAAAAGTTTGTATATGGGATCCATTAACTGTAGCTCCAGAAGGAACGTTAGAAGCACCAGTATCAACTCTAATTAAACTAATTTTAGAAGCACTTCCTGCTATACTATCTAAGTCTCCTGTATAAACATTTACAGTAGTTTTAATATTAGTAGAGGAATTAGCAGCTACCATTGCATCTGTTTCAAAAGTACCAGCTGTATTAACATTACCTGTGCCAGCATCTCCTTGAATTCCTTGGATTCCCTGAATACCTTGTATGCCTTGTTCACCTGCTAAATTAAAAGTCCAATCTGCTCTGGATCCACTACCTGCTATAAGATCAACAGTAATTGTTAAACTAGTTCCAGAATATGCAGTAACAACACCTTCCATATAATGAGTAGTAGGATTAGCATCACTAGATGCTCTTAATCTCGCACCTACATCCCAACCCCTATCAGTTTCTATAACTGTAAATACTTTAGATGCTACTTCAATAGCTAAAGATGTAGTAGATGAGCCAGTTACATCAGATGATCCATTAGTCCCATTGGTTCCGTTTGTACCATTTTCCCCATCTTCACCCGGTATTCCTTGAATACCTTGAATACCCTGTTCTCCATCTACACCAGCTCTAGTAGGAATAAGATTAAGAACCTCTTCATCAGTAAAGCTAGTAGCACCTTCATGATCTGTTAAAGTAAATATAACAAATCCAGTGTCTAAAGTAGCACCTGTAATAGAAAAAGAAGCTTGATTAAAATCTTCAATAGAAAAGAGAGTAATAATATCTTTAATAGTTTTACCACTATCAAATAATTCCATTAATCTGGCTTCAATACTGGATCCAGAATTATTAGTAGTACTTACATAAGCTTCAGTAGCTAAACTAAGATCTGCATTATTGAATCTTATACTTTCAGCAGAAGGGGGAGATGTTATTTCAGATTCAAAATTAAGACCTGTATAAAGAGCTAAATTTTGAGCAATAACTAAAGCTTGATCAACTAAAGTTTTAGCTTCTAAAACATCTGCTAATAAATCATCAGTAAGAGGTGTTTCTTCAGCTATAAAAGTAAGATCAGATAAATTAAAAGGCCCAGGACCAAAAAGAACAGTATTACCTATATATTCTTTTCTAAGAAATCCTTGAGAAGTAATATAATGAATATGGACTCTATAACTGACTTCATTTACTCCCTCTACAGAAGTAAAGAGATCTACACTGAAATCACTATTTTCATCTAAATCAATAGATAAAGGACCACTTACTACTAGGGTATCATTTTCTTTATCCCAAGTAGTCATTTCAAAAACAATTTTACCATTAACAGGAGTTTCTATATTAGGTAATACAACTGGCCCTGTAATAGTAGTTAATGACACCGCCATATCTAAATCCTTGTTAGAGTTTATATCAGCTCCAATAAGTAAGTCATTATGCTATGTATAACAAGAAAATAAATATCTTCAGACTAAATAATAGTCATGAAGATATTTATTTATCAATAAACTTATCGCTGACGTCTAACAAACATAAGTTGATCTTCTATGAAATAATCCAGATCTACCAGATAAGACTCCGGTTCTGCGTCTAAATAATCCCATTATGCTACATCCTCATGTGCACCATCAATTATCCATGTATCAGAGGATTCTCTAAATAAGCCCACAGATTGATAGCGATTACTTATAGCTGCACCCCCTCCATCTACTCCATTAATAATAACACCTGACGGAGCTTGAATAGTGGTTATACCTGCACCTAATTGTCTAATTTCAATAATACAATTGGTTGGGTAAGCTTCAGATGCATTAGCCTGTATATTAACAGTATTAGCACTTCCATTATTCATAGTAACAATTTTACCTGCATCTGTTAGAAGCAGATCATAACTAGTTCCAGTTTGTGTAATACGATTAGGATTTTTTTGAGCTAAAGGATTTCCTTCTACAGCTACTTCTCCAGCAGCAGATCTGGAAAGAGTAGTATCTGATGCATGACCAAGTTCTATTGTACCTAATGCTACAGGAAGAGAAGTTCCAAGAGAAAGCCCATGAGTAAGTTCAAACCTATCTAAAGATTCATTCCACCTGAATGTAGGAGTTCCTGTAACTACTACTGTTATAAGATCTGCATTTATATCAGAACCAGGTTCTACTACGACACCATTGGCAAATATAATAGCTGCTTCACCATTTATAAGAGCTTCTATTTCAGTTTTATATGCTCCCATTTCTGCAAGTAGATCAAAAGACCTAGTAGTCATAGGATCTACAAATTCTAGGTCAGCAAGATTATAAGGACCAGGACCAGAAAGAGAAACTGTACCAAGAAATTCTCTTTTATATTCTCCAGTGTAATTTAGATAATGAATAGATACATGGTAGACTACACCATTTTCACCTTCAGCAGAGGTGAATAAGTCCACACTGAAATCACCTAAATTATCTATATCAGCTACATAAGGGCCAGTAACAAATACAGCTTCTCCATCTTCTTTATCCCAAGAAGATAATTCAAAAATAATTTTAGCATTCTCAGGAGAAGTCAATCCTGGTAAATATACGGGTCCAACCACAGAAGTTTGAGACACTGCCATTGTGTAATTTCCTTGTTAATACTAGTTTTTAAATGTATTACGTATTAAGTACGTAAAAATCAACCAGATACTAACAGAGGAATGCAATTAATGCTAACGCTAAAAGAGGTGCAGGAAGTACTTCCTATTGGTTCAAGAAATAATATGACCCAAACTATGGTAGATCAACTTAATAATTTATCTACTGATCCAGAAGAAGCTAAATATATTAGAGATAATTTTATATCTTTTTCACAAGTACTTAATGATGGTAGATTCCGTATGGGAGATTACGTAAGAGCTGTCATGTATGTTACTCAAAAGGTAATGGGTAAAACTAATCTTGAAGCTTATAAGAGTGCTTTACCTGATAGATATCAAAGAATGATAAATAAGGGTATGCCTACTAAAGACATAGCCTCTAATATTACCGCATATAATTCTGGTATCTTAGTTAATAAAGTAATGGAAAGAGCTATAATTCCTTCCTGGATCCTTAATCAGGATATGTTTCAGAAAGCATTACAGACTCAATTTGATATTATGACAGACTATACCGTTGCAGATAAAGTAAGAGTAGAAGCTGCTAACAGCATACTTACTCATCTTAAAAAGCCAGAAAATAATAAAGCTGAAATCAAAATCGATATAGCTGTTAATGATGGAATGAGAGCATTAGAAAAATCTTTAACAGAGTTATCCAAAAGACAAATTAAAGAAATAGAACATAATCCTAATATATCTGCTAATGATATAGCTAGAAGAAGTTTAGCTGTTGATGCTGATATAGAGGAGTAATAATGCCAGACATCTATGTAAAAAAGAAAACAGTAGATGATTATTTAAATGAAATAGACTTTCTAATGTTAAATTCTAATGGGGGATATATTCCTAAAGAATTCTCATTAAAGTTTATGAATTTTATTAAATTGGTTAATGGATCACAAGGAGAAGAGAATAAAACTCCAGTGATGCACTTAGCTATGTTAGATAAATTATCTAGTAAACTTCAAAAAATAGCTAATCTTTGTGCAAGAGGTACAGCTAAGACTACTCTATTTATGGAATATCTTATACTGTATTTAGCAATATTTGGAGAATTACCAAACTTTGGTAAAATAGAGGGTATGTTATACATATCTGATTCTATGGATAATGGTGTAAAGTCTGCACGTAATTCTGTGGAGTTTAGATATAACAATTCTGAATTTATGCAGTATTGGGTTCCTTATGCTAAATTTACTGAAAACTATTTAGAATTTAAAAATAGAGCAGGTATGAGATTTGGTGTTAAAATGTTTGGCGCTAAATCAGGTATACGTGGAACCAAGATATTTAATAAGAGACCTGTATTAGCAGTTATGGATGATTTGGTTTCAGATATTGATTCTAAATCTCCAAGTGCTATGCAGACTATTAAAGATACTGTTTATTCTGGTGTAGAATATGCTCTTCACCCTACTCGTAGAAAAATGATACTTAATGGGACTCCCTTTAATAAGGGAGATATAGTATATGAAGCTATTGAGTCTGGTGCTTGGCAAGTTAACGTATGGCCCATATGTGAGAAGTTTCCCTGTTCAAAAGCAGAATTTAGAGGAGCATGGGAAGATAGATTTACTTTTGATTATGTACAAGAACAATATTTATCTGCCCTTCAAGGAAATAATCTAAAGTCTTTTAGACAAGAACTAATGTTAAGAATTTCATCTGATGAATCTAGATTGGTTCAAGATTCTGAAATACTTTGGACTTCTAGAGCTAAAGTATTAGCCAATAAGCATAAATATAATTTCTATATAACTACAGATTTTGCAACCTCTTCCAGACAAACAGCAGACTTCGCAGTAGTCTCTGTATGGGCATATGATAATAATAAAAACTGGATATGGGTAGATGGAATATGCAAACGTCAGACTATGGATCATACTATAAATGCTATATTTAGGTTTGTTCGAGAATATGATGTTCAATCAGTAGGCGTAGAAATATCTGGTCAACAAGGAGGATTTGTTTCTTGGATCCAAACTGAAATGACTAATAGAGAAATATATTTTAATCTCACTCATCAAAATGGAAAACCAGGAATAAGACCTGTTACAGATAAATTAAGTAGATTTAATCTAGTAGTTCCGTTATTTAAAGCAGGTAAGATTCATTTTGCTTTAGAAATGAAAG